TCTCCAGCATCTCGTTGTTGAAGCGGTTGATGGCGGCCTGGCCTTTCTGGGACGCCTCTTCGGCAGCCTTGCCGTAGGTATCGTGCAGAGCGGTGGCCAGCTTGGGCAGCATGTCATCCGCGGTCACCTGGCCTTGTTCCAGCATCTTGTCCAGCTCGGCGGTGGATACCCCCATGGCCCTGGCCGCGATCTGGAACGCGCCCGGCAGCCGTTCGCCCAGCTGCTGGCGCAGCTCCTCGCTGGACACCTTGCCCTTGCTGATCATCTGCTGCACGGCGTTCAGCGCCCCGGCGGCCTCCTCTCCGGAGAGCCCCAGGGCGGTGGACGCCTCGGACAACGCCGAGAATATGCGCCGGGTCTCTTCGCCTTCCAGGGCCGTGCCCTTGGAGGCGGCGGCCAGCTTGCCGTACTCGCGCCCGGCGGAGGCGATATCCAGACCCAGACGGCCGGCCTCCTCGCGCACGAACGCCATCTCCCGGGCCGCGTCCTGGCCGGACACCGAGCGGAACGATGTCTCCAGCTTTTGCACCTCCAGGGCCGCATCGATGCAGTCCTTGGCCAGGGCGCCGATCCCCACCAGGGAGATTGCCTTGGACATCTCCCTCAGGCCGGCGTTGAAATTGTCGAAGGTTCTGGAAAACGCATCCCTGGCGGCGATGATGATTTCCATTACGGATGGCTGGGCCATATGCCATTACTCCTGTTCCGGACAGCGCTGCTTACCGGTTCATCCACTGCTCGAACTCCTTCGCGTCCGCGTGATACCCCATGCGGGCCGCTATCGCGACCCGCTTCATCGCCTCTTCATCGTGCCTGTAAACCGCCTGTAAAGCGTCTATGAAGTGGCTGTATCCGTACTCTCCGGCGGCCTGCCCGTGGCCGCGCTCAACGAGGAGAAATAGAGCGTCGAGAAGGTCCGCGCGGCTGAATTTCTCAGGTCTTCGAGGACGCCCTTCACTCCCAGCGTCCCCGCTACCGCGAAAAAAACCGAGTTCACCCGCTTGAACGCCTCCCACACGGCCGCCAGTTCCGAAGGGGCCAGCTCTTGCAGTTCCTCCACCGGGCAATCCACCGCCAGAGGCAGAACCTCCGTCGCCTTGCGGATCACTTCCGATACGGTCACCGCCCCGAGTCTGCCCTCTTCGCCCCGGATGAGAGACAGGATGTCCTTTACCTTCAGTTCCGAGACGGTGATCTTCCTGCCGTCGATTTCGATTACTTCGTGCTTGCGCATTGATTATTCTCCGTGGGCTGACTTATAACTTCCGGACAGTAAAAAACTTGCCTTCGGTGGTCGCCAGAACCGGCGCTTCCAGCTCCAGCGTTGCCGTCTCATCGGAGATGAGCGCCAGGGTTTTCAGCGGCGAGAGGCACACGCGATGGGCGGTAAGCAGAACGGGCTCGTTGGCGGCCACCGTGTTCAGTCCCTCGAAGCGCAGGGCGTACTCCTTTTCGGCGTCGCCGAACGCCTCAATGTTCACCTGGTCGGCCCGGGTGTAAGAGACTGCCAGACCGTCTGCGTCCGCGATGCTGTTGACCGCTCCGGCGGCGGTCTGCTCGGCCGCGGTCATGATGTAGAGTGATCCGGAATCGGCGTTGACGGTGTAGTTCTTGTCCAGCTCGTAGGTGACCGGCGTGACGTCATCTGATTTCACCACTACCGAGCTGACCTTGATGTCCGGCAGCGGGACAACCTTTCCCAGGCGCGCGGTAACCGGCGCATCCGTCACGGATCCGGTGGCGACGGTGGTGAGCGCGCCGAACAGGGCCTTTTGCAGGTTCTCCTTGTGGAAACTGTCCAGCGTGAATGCCAGTGTGGCCTTCTTCTCGGTAGTCTGGCGCAAGGCCAGCAGACGGGCGCCTGTGCGGCTTTCCTTTTTCTCGAAAGTTGAGACTTCGAGCGAGGTCTTCAGGTCCGGGCAGTTGCCCACATCGACAAATCCTTGGGGAACGCCGTTCAACAGCTCCGCCAGGTAAACGATACCCTGGCCGGAGTAATACTCGGTTGCGACTTCGCGCGGCATGGTGTGTTACCTCCTTGTCCTTGCAGGGGCGATCCTTGTGATCGCCCTGGTTTGATGTGTCCGGACGATCTCAAAGATCGCCCCTACGTCGTTACGTGACTCCCAATGTGTTCAGATAATCGCTTAACCGGCCCTCCTGCACAGGCGGGACCGGGGCGGCGACGGAAAACTTGATCATTGTCTTCCAGGTGTTGGCCTCGTAGCCGAGCGCCATGTCCTCGACATACTCCAGGGCATGCGCGCCGCCTATGCGGAAACCGTTCAGGACCGCCAGCGCGGCGGCAAGATAGCGGTCGTTAGCGGCCTGGGTGTGCGTTACCACCACGACCCCCATGGACACGCGGCGGTTTTTCCCGCCCTCGGACTCCAGATAATGCACCAGCAGTTCCGCCGTGGCGCTCCTCATGGCGTAGGTGTCGGGCTGGTCGGGGTAATCCATGATGGAGGCGCTTGTGATATGGTCTCGCAGGCGCTCCTTGACGGCGGTCTTTATCTCCCTGATGAGCATCAATCTTCCTCCGGAAGGATGTCGGCCAGATAGATCGTGGTCATCTCGTTGCGCTCAACGGCGGCGATGTTGTATGCCTTGCCGCGCGCTACGACCCGCCACAGGGGTATCAGATCGTCCGTGAGCCATGCGGCGTCTCCCGGGTCGCAATCCAGTGATTTCAGGACTGTCTGATCTTCGCCGTCGATAGGCCACGGCACGCGCTCGGCGATGTTGACTATGGCATCCATCCGAATGACGCATGCCCCGGCTGTAAACTCCACCGGTTCGCCGAAGGCAGCGATGAACGCCGGGTTTGTCGCTGTCACCATGTCGCGGAAACTCATTTCTCCTCCCCTTCAGACCACCTTCAGCATCAGGCCGTCCTCGAACCGCTGCCCGTTGCTGGTCACCACCCTGACGCCGATGTTGTAGACCTCTCCCGCGGTTCCGCCCTTCAGCTTATAGATGACCGAATCGGCGCCGTAGACGGCGGCGCCGGAAACCATCTCCGCCGAACGGTCCGCGCCGTTGGCATCCATGACGACCACGGAAGCGGACAGAAGCGTTTCATCGCTGTTCAGCCAGCCCAGGCCGTCACTCCGCCGGAACTGGTGATAGCGGAAGAATTCCTCGTAGACGGTTTTGGTCAGCATGGACATGGCCGGACCTCCTGCCTGAATGAGCGTGGCCGGACGCAGCCGGAGAACGTCCGGGCGGCGACCTCCGTCCCGCGCACGTAGACGCCGGTGAAGGCGCCGATGATCGCGTCCGAGACGCTGGCCGTCACGGCCGCCGTGATCAACGCCCGCTCGATAAACGCGCCGAGTTCCGCCACGCTGGCGCCCGCCTGGGCGAGGGCGAAAAGGGTTTCGCGCATGGTCTGCGCGTCCGTCTCTGTAGCGCTCGCCGCCGCTATGGTAAGGATGTCCTCGATCGCGCCGCTCAGAAGAGTATCCGTTGCCGCGGTCCCGGACTGGATAACGGTTTGCAGCGACTCCACGCGGGCCGCGAGGTCGGCCAGCGTTGCCAGGGTAACGGCCGTGTCGGTGAGTGTTTCGGTGTAGGTGGCGCCGGACACACCGTCGGTCGCGTCGAAATTATCGAGGTGATAGCCCACTGTGCCGGATGGAGAAGCAGCCGAGTAAAACTGTATGCCGGCCTTGCCCGCCGCGGTTATGGCGGTGTCGGTTATGGGACCGATAACCAGGGCGCCGTCAACGTACAGCGATATCTGGTCGCCGGACATCTTCAGCTTCAAGCGGTATGTGGACCCGGCTGATCTCGTGGGAGATGTGACCGTAGTGCCGAGCTGCGTAACCGTTCCCGCCACAACTTTTCGCAACCGCCAGCCGCCGCTTGCCGCGGACCCGTAACAACTGGCCAGATACATCGTTTTGGCGGAGGTGTTGATGCGGCCGCACACATCGGCGATATAGTTGCCGGAATCGGTAGCGATATGCACATCCGCGATCACTTCATAGTCGGCCGCCGGAGGGGTTGCCGTGCGGTAATAACAGGGAGACGATGTGGATGCCGGCCGGACGCGGTTCGCCGCGATTTCCGCGTAGCCATAATAGCTGCCATGGCGTGTCCAGTCGGGTTGATAGGTCTCCAGGGCATCGCCTTCGCTGCCGTTGAAATTGTCCGTGACAAACGATCCCATCCGCCCCTCTCAGCTTTCGTTTACGTCAAAGTCGTTCTCGTCGAAACCGGGGTTGATTTGCCGGCCGAGGCCCCTTATCACCTCGCGGTAGCCGTCCGCATTACCCACAAACGCCGTGTCTATGCCGAGACTTTCCATGTCGGAGAGCATTTTGTTTTTCGTCAGCGTATGGATACCGGAAACTTTGCCGTCCAATGGATAATCCGGCAGGGGCTTCATGTGCGCATCCTTCACGAACTTTCCGTGATACTTGCCGCCCACCAGCACGAGGCCCCATTTCACCGTGGGGATTCCGGTTTCAGGATCGACCGGTATTTCCCCCATTTCGAAAGGGGTGTCGGGATAATCCTGGATTGCGAGGCGGTAGGGATCCAGGTCCGTTCCGGCGCCGATAATGGGGCATAGGTAGTATCGTTTCATTTTCTCTCCTTGTATTCCGTGCATACCAGCACCATGGTGACCTTCTCATGCTCGCATCCCACCGCCACACAGGCGCCGTTTCGCCTCGCCATTTCAGCCAGGGCGCACACCCCGCACTCCTGTCCATCCGGCGGACAGCGGGAACATGTGCGGCATAGGGAGGCTGTCACTGTTGTTTCACCCGGTAGGTCACCTGGAGCGAGTCGCCGTCATTGAGTGTGCGGGAAGTAGAGAGGGCCGCGTAACTGACCAGCTTGCCGGTATTGTCTGAGCTGGTGGCCAACACCAGATATGTCACCGGGCCGATGGTCCCGCCTGATGCGCTGAAAGTCTTTGTCGCCGAAGTTGCCATGTAGTCGCCACTGTCCAGGGCCAGCGTCGGCCAGCCGGTAGCGTTGGATGACAATGCCTGCGCCGAATAGCCGCTACCGGAGGGTTCGCCGGTCAGCGTGGAAAGGGTATCAGTTTCGGCGGGGGTGTCGTTATAGAGCCTCAGATAGGTGTTCGCCGGAGCGGTCGCGCCTCGCAACGCAACGTCCAGGAACAGCTGTTCCCCTTCATCGGCAAGGGCGTTATGGGCGGTCTCCGCCCATTTCAGATGCCCGGAAGCATCGTAACAGGCCAGGATGAAGACGCCGGCCTCACGAGCGCCGGACTCCTCCCGGAGCGGCGGAGAGCAGGCGGCAAGACCGAGAATGATCAGGGCGGAAAGGATGATTGCCGGGAATCGTTTCACATGCTTCATTTTCTCCTCCTATTGCGCGACGGTCCCGCCGGTGACATTGTTGTCCTTTGCCGCCAGGCCCTGTGCGATTGCCGCTATCCCGGCGAGTATCAATTCATTGTTCCCCGACTTGATGCCGGCATATATGAGCGCCGCCCCGGTTACCATACCGGCCAATATGGTTTTCAGGTTTTTCATGATATTCTCCTTTATGTTCAAGCAGTTGAAACCGGCTTCCAAATTTCGCTTCTGAGCGGGTTTTCGGGCAGGCCCCTACCCTTTCCCTTCCGGACAGGTGTGTTTGGCGCATTTGAGGGCGTCGTCCGAGGCCGGACATTCGCCCTCGATGATTATGCAGTAGCCCATCAGTCATTCCACCAGCTTCTTCAGGTCGCGATCATCGACGCCGACCTTCACCGCGACCACCAGTAGTATCCCGCGCATGATAGCCATCTCTTCCTGCAGCGCTTTCGATGCGGCGACGGCGGCGGACTTGCCCTGGTCGTAATCGCTCTTGGTGACATAGCAATCGCCGGTTATCTTGCGATAGACGGTATTGATGATCAGTTCCGTCACCCGGTAGATGACCATGCCTCCGAACAATACGACTACGGTTTGAAGTGACTGCTGGTCCAGGGTCATGGGGTTACCCTCTCAACTCTTCCAGCCGCGCCTCGAAGGCGTCGGCAATCTCCGCCGGAGGCTCTTCTTCAGGCATCAGGGCGAGCACTTCCTCGTAGGTGGACGCTGCCTTAATTCTGGCGAGCAGATCCTCCTGCGAATGCTCCGGTCCCGGATCGGTGGTTTGTTCCGGTTCCGGCGGCCGGGCCGCGTCAAATCCGATGAGCCGCAAGGCTTCGCTTTCCTCGCATTCAAGCGGATCTCCAGGGTTGTAGATCCTGCCGTCGGCTTCTATGCGCCCCACGGCGATGAGCTTTTTTTTCACGATTTTCGACATGGTCGGTCTCCCTTCGCGGTAATCGGGTCAAGGGCGGCCTGAAGGCCGCCCTGTTATTACGACAGGACCTGAGCGGAAACGAATGCGTCAGGCTGGAGCAGGGCCACCAGCGGGGCGGACTGGACCATGAGGTGACGAGCCGACGGATTTTTCGGAACCCACGATTTCGGGAAGCGGCTGACCGCTGCCGAACCTTCCTCGATGGCTTCCATGTCCTGGATAACCGCATACAGGGTGCGGTTGGCGGTGTTGGCGCTGCCCATCCAGACCTTCTTGGCCGGGACCATGGGAGACTCTGTGCCGGTATCCTCGTCGATGTACCATTCCTCGTAGGTCCAGATATCGACGGTAAGGCCGGGCGCCTTCAGGCGGCCGACGTAGGAGACGCCGTTCGGGAGCTGGCGAGGGTTGATTTCGCCCATATCAACAGCCCGCATGTCCATGTATTTCTGGACCGCAGGATGCTTGATGAAAGCAGCGGCGGCGTCTGCGCCCATAATTGCGTCGGTCGGGTTGATGCCCGAGTCCTGGCGGATGAGACTGGCCCAGGACTGGAGCTTGGCGACCGGGTCGCTGTTGACGGTGTCGCTCCAGAGATCGGCGCCGGAAAGGGTGATCTTGTGGGTCGACGGCATGAGGAAATCTACCTCGACGGTTTTATCCCCGCTCTCGCCCTTAATTTTCATGGTGATCTTGCCGAGGTCGAGGGCCTTGGCGGCCATCCACTCCTCGCGCCGGTCGATCATGTCCATGAGCTCCGCCAGGTCCTGGCCCAGCTTGGCCTGGGCGCGCTGCTCAATGGTCTGACCGCCGGAGTAGAGGGTCTGGCCGGGGGCACGCTTGAGCAGGTCGGCGGCCGTGGTGATTTTGAACGGCTTGATGTAGCCCGGCTTGATGGTCGAGATGCTGTAACCCATGTTCTCGACCAGCTTGCCCTCGGACAGGGGCGAACAGAAGGGCGCCATGCGCCGCTTGCCCTTGACGATGTCGACGTCCACCGTCTCGGTTTCAACTGGAGTGGCGGCCTTGAAAAAAGTATCGCGCAAGAAGGTGAACGGCCGCTTCATCTGCTCGATGGCATCGAGCATGGTTCTGGTCTCAAAGATGTCGATGAGGCCGAAGGCAAGGAGCGGAAGCCAGGATGCATCTCCGGCGGTACGCGCCGCAAGCGCCGGGGCGGGATGAAAACAAAGGACCGCGGCGAACAGCAGCAGGCCCCAGGTGGCGATGGTGAAGAGATAATTTCTTTTCATGGTTTTGTAACCTCCGTTATTGGTTCGCCAGGCTGTTTACGCCGGCTTTTTCAGGTAGATATTAAGGTCCCGCAGAGCCGCCCGGTGGGTTGCCACCGTGTCGGCGCCGCCGAAGACAACAGCCGACTCATTGAAGGCGCCCGAAAGGTAGACCAGGGCCTGCGCATCGCCTTCCGAGGCGTCGCAGTCCTCTGCCAGGATGGCGACGGGGGCGCGGCGGCCGTCGTCGGCGCCGGCGCTGTTGACAATGACATGTTTTCCGGAAGCGGTGATTTTGCCGAGGCAGGCGCCCCGCACGAGGTTCTCGCCTTCCAGGATGGTTACGATGTCGGTGACCGCCGGATAATCCCCGGCGAGCAGTTTGTCAGGGGTGTATGTTTCGGTCATTGGTTTGTCCTCCGTGTTTTTCTAGCCGCCAGCCGTCAGTTGCCGGCCGCTGGTTTTCGTTATTATCTGCTACCTCCGGCGGCAATGGCCGAAACGGCCGCGGCGCGTTCCGCCTGCTCGCCCGCGGGCAGTGCGCCTTTCAGCCCTGCCGGAGCTGCATCCTTGAGCCCCTGCAGGATGGCTGCGCGGGAGGCCTCGTCGAGGGTGGTTTCGAGGGTTGCCGTCGCCCCGATGGTGATCCCCAGGGCCTTTGCCTGGCCAGCGTCGAGCCCGGCAGAGACCACGGCGGCGAACTTGTCGCCTGCCTCTTCGCCGTGGGTGGCTGCGTGCAGCTCCAGGATGCGGGACCGTTCAGCCGCTACGGCTTCAGCCGTGGCCTGGGTCGCGGCGGCCTGAGCCACCATGCCCGACCGGGCGGCCTGTTCTATTTCAGCCACCAGGCCGGGGTTTTCGTTTCTCAAATCTTCAATCGTCATCGTTTTGTTCTCCTTCCCCGCCTGAGCGGATATGATGCGCCGGGCGCGCGGGCGCCGGGCTTTTGCCATGGCCGCGTCCACCGGGGCGACTTCATCGGCGAGCCCTGCTCTTACGGCCTTTTTGCCTTCATAGATGCCGGCCTCGGTTTCCCGGACCGCCTGGGTGGTTATGCGGCGGTTCCGGGCAACCAGGTCGACGAACATCTCATATGTGTCGTTGACGCTCTCCTGCAGCGCCCCGAGCGCCTCGGGAGAGAGGGGCGAATGGGGCGAAAAGTCCGCCTTGCGGGCCCCGGCGTAGACATGGGTGACGGTGATGCCCGCGGACTCTTCGGCCCGGGACAGGTCCGCATGGGTGGCGATGACCCCGATACTGCCGACCCCGCCGGTGCGGGGCAGGATGATGCGGTCCGCCGATGAAGCCAGGGCATATGCGGCGCTAAAGGCGGATTCGTTAACAATCGCGGTGATGGGCTTGGTTCCCCTCGCGTTGAAGATATGGTCGGCCAGGTCGAAAACCCCGCATACCTCCCCGCCTGGGGAATCGATGTCCAGCACGATGGACTGCACATCGTCATCCACCATGGCCAGTTCGAAGGCCCGGCGGATATCGGAATAGCTCGAAGGGCCGCCGCTGGGATACTCGGAGGCCAGGACCCGGTGCAGCAGGGGGCCATGGATGCCGATGACGCCCAGGCCGCCCTGAGCGCGGTATCCGGCCCGGGAGCGTTCGCGGTCGCTTATCTGGGCGGCTTTCACCTCCGGAAAGCCTGACATGTCGAGGTTGAAGCGCGGCCCGAGAATGTGCAGAATGGTGTTGAGCTTGGCTTCGGATATCATGAGCGGGCGGTTCAGAATCAGCTCCGCGATGCGCAGGTTTCTCATGCGGCCTCCTGGTTGGTATCGTCTCCGGCGGGAGGTTCGTCCGCCGCGGTGGAGGATCTGGTAACGGTCGGCTTGCTCGCGTCGCCGTCGTCCGGGAGCTCCAGCTCCCTGGCCTTTTTCCTCTCCCTGGCCCGCTGCTCGTAGATGGCCTCCCAGTCCTTTCCGCGCTTGGCCGCATTTTCGGCATCGGTGAGCATGTTGTTCCGCTTGCCGAGGATGGCGGCGGTGATTTCCTTGACCGGGTCGAGGTTGGTGCGTTCGGGCATGACCCAGCTGGCGGCGGTCCATTCGGCCCGGGCCTGGTAGAAATCCGGGGCGCCCTTGGGGAGACGGATATAACCGCGCAGCCAGGCTTCTTCGAAAACCATGGACCAAACGACCTGGCAGAAGCGGGTCACCAGCCAGTCCTGGTACATGCCGAACACACGCCAGGCCTCCTCGAGGGCGGCGCGCGCACTGGAGTAGTTGGTCTTGCTGAAGTCCTTGGCGATGACTTCGTAGGGCATTCCGGCAGCGGCGCCCACGGCCCGGAGGATGGTCTCGACGAACACCGGGAACGAGTTGCCCGGCCGGTCGCTTTTGAGAATCTCCGGCTTTTCGCCATAATTGCCGTACAGGACCTGGCCAGGCGCAACCTCCTGGTAGCAGGTCGGGTCGGTCTCCGTTGTTTTTTGTCCTAATTGCTCGGCGGCGTCATATTGCGAAGCGCCCTTGCTGATGAAGACGGGGAAACTGGCGGCTACGATAGCGCCCACCAGCTCGAAGTCGAGATAGTCGGACATGTCGCGGAAGAACTTCATGCCGGGACCGAGAATGGAGAGCCCCCGGTTCTGTTCGGGCATCTTCTTGTGGAAGCGGTGGATGATGTTGGGCCGGTGCCCGCTGGCCGGTTTTATCTCGTGGAATTGCCGCAGGTCCAGCGAGTTGCTGAATCGGCCGTCCTCCGGGTCGGCGAGGAAGTAGCCCGTGGGCTCGCCGCGCGCACCGGAACGGATGCCGTCACGCAGATCCCTGACGGCAATCATGCCCAGGGGCGTGCGGAGCCTGATGGGGTCCACGGTCTGCAGGGCCAGGGAATAACGGCGGCCGGGACCATCGAGCATAAGGGGAAGGTTGATGAATTCGCCGTTGACCATCATGCCCCAGATATTCTGGAACTGGATGCCGTAGAAGTCGGCGGTGGCGGTCTCAGGGGTCGCGCACGTGGCGTCCGCCTCGCGGGACCATTGCTCGAATTCCCATTCCATTTGCTCGCCGATTTCGCGGGCCTGGGGTTCGGAGATGCCAAGGCGCTTGTGGTTGGGTTTGGACTGCGGCCAGAGGCCGACGCCAACAGTGTTGATGGAAATGGAATCTATAAGGCTCGCCGCATGGGCGTTGTTGAGCGCCAGATCGTTGGCCCTGGTGGCAACCGCTTCGCGCTGGCGGGCTTCCTCCGGCCAGGTGACGCGGCGGGGCGACCAGTTGGACATGGTGCCCATGGAACCGCCGCCGGCGCGGGAAACCATGCAGCCCATGGCTTTGTGGTAAGCGGATTGGGCACGGGGGGTGAGATATGTCCTGCCGATACGCGCTCCGCTCATCGTCTGGGCCTCCCTACGAGGATCTGCGGACCAGCGCCGATGATGACCTTCTGTCGCTCGCTGTCGAGCCATTCGAGGGTTTTGCGGATTTCGGCAATATCCTCGCTGGTCCAAGTGCGATCAGTTGCGCCATTCGCCATGCGGTAGCTCTTGCCGCCGGCAACAGCGAGGAGCGCCGCTTTGTAGGCGGCGATCTGAGCTTCGATTTCAGTGATGGTGAAGATTGCCATGGGGGGAGGATGGCAAAAAAGAGAGGGGAAGTCATGCACGTCATGCGCCTTGTGCGCCTCGTGCACGTGGTGCACAACTTTTTTTCGTATGATGCATTTTTTTGAAGTTTTTTTTGACCCTTCGGAAAAACCGGGCAAGGTGACGGTGCCGCACCCAAAGAAGGACCTGCCGACAGGAACCCTGAAAAGCATCTACCAGCAAGCCGGTTGGAAATGGAGGTAAAAAAACATGTTGTATCCGGTTTATATTCACATGGGAGACGACAGGCATTGCCACGGCGTTACCATCCCCGACTTTCCGGGGTGTTTTTCGGCTGCGGACAGGTGGGAGGATCTGCCGGGGAATATCCAGGAGGCGGCGGAATGCCATTTTCACGGAGAAGCGGGAGAGATTCCGGCGCCTACGCCCCTGGAGAAGCTGGCGGGAAATCCGGAATATGAAGGCGGGGTGTGGATGCTGGTTGATATCGACCTTTCACGGATATCTACAAGGGCGAAGCGGGTGAACATCACCCTTCCGGAAAACCTGTTGAGGCGCATCGATGAGTATGCTTCGGCACATGGGATGAACCGGTCTTCTTTTCTGGCCAGGGCGGCTGGGGATTTCATGGACGAACACCGCACGTAATCCGGCACTCATCATACGCCGGGGTCCACCATGCGCTGAGTAATGAATTCCTCAACCCCTGTTTCGGGCACCCTCAGCCCGCGAATCCCCCCATACCGAAACGCCGGTAGCTCGCCGCGTTCTATGAGGTTGTAGACGTGGCGGCGGCTGCAACTCATCCGTTTACATACCTCTTGCACAGTGAGCATGGATGTTTTCCTGTAGACCCGGGGTTTTTCCATTATTGTCCCCTTCCCTTCTCAAGCTCCGGCAATTTATCGATTATTATCACTTTCTTCATGGTCACCCCCTGTTCCGGAACCAAGACGGCAACCTGGGCGCCTGCGGCCTGCCGGTCGGCGCAGGCGCCTGCCTTGATTGCGGCTGGTGCAGCATGGCTAGACGCAGGGCTTCATAATTCGGATTCAGTATCTCCCTAACCGCCATGTTGCCGACCCTGATATCAAGGGCCTCGTTGCGGGTGTAGCCTTCGCGGAGTTTCCAGACGCTGACCATTTTGCCGGTCCGCCGGTCTTTCTCGCGGACCGGGTGTTCGGCGCAGAGCATCCTGAACCATTCGAAGTCGTAGTGCTGCGGGAAGTGAAGGCGGCCGGCGCCGTCGGCGCTGGCGAGCCAGGCAAACAGGGTGTCCTTGCCTTCGGCGACGCCGAGCAGGTAGAACGCTACGCCGTGCTTGCTCTTGCTGGACTTGCGCGGGACGAACGGATCGGCCGGGTTGTTGCTCCCTTTGTGGGCGATGTAACGCCGCCGGTCACGGCTTACGAACTTGGCGACGCGGCGGGCGGCGAAGCCGATGTCGACACCGGCGGCGGCGATGCGCAGGTCGACGCCGGATTCGTGGCGGAAGCGTTTGTTTTGCAGGAAGTTGTGCAGCTGCGCCCATACTCCGGTGTCCGCGGAGAGCGGATCGTCCTTGAGCGGGTCGCCGTGAAAGGACTTGTATTGCAGGCCCCAGCATTCGTCTCCGGGCCCCCAGGCGACTACCTCGCATTCGAGGCGGTTGCTCTGGACGTCTACGTCGGCGGTAAGGAGGCATGCGGCCAGGGGGACGGTCCAGTCGGCCCCTTCGGGGGCGTAGGTTTCGCGCCGGGTTTTGTAGAGCTCGGTTTCGCGCGGGAGGTCGCCGTCGGCATCCTCGGGGACCGGCAGCCCCAGGCAGTCGTTCCAGAAATAGACGGTGTTGGCCGGTGTCGGGCGGAGCTGCATCTCCAGGTAGGCGGCCGCTACCTTGTGAAAGTCGACGAAGCGGGAGATGAGGGGCGGGATGTGCGCCCAGATCTTGGCCGGCCGCGGGGAGCGGAGCGAGCCTTCGCGGGGCCGCCAGCCGTGGAAGGAGTGCGGCGGGTCGTGGACCTGCGCTCCCAGGGTGACGGCTTGGTCGCGGTCGTCTTCATCCCACCGGCAGCCGCGGCCTTCGCATTCGTACCAGGCGATGCCCTTTTCAGCGAGGTCGGCGGGGTCGATGATGCTTTCGGGCCAGCGCACCTGGCCGAACTTGATCGCCTGGGAATGTCCGCAGAATGGGCATACGGCGTAGAAATCCCATATCGCCTGGGCCTGCTTTTGCGCCTGCCAGATGCGGCCAGCGGCGGTTGACGCGGTACAGGCCTCGATGATCTTGGACATGCGCAAGGCTTCGTAGGTGCGGAAACGCGCGCGGAAGCGGGTGATGGCAGCCTCGGGCCAGAGGTCCACCTCGTCGGCGAAGCCGTAGCGCATGGGCTTGGATGCGAGACGGCCTTCGGAGTTGGACCAGGCCAGGTAGGTGACGGCGCCGTTGCGCAGCCGTATGCGGCGGTGGGCGATGTCGTCTGGGTTCTTGGTGCGCAGTTTGCGGAGCGTGGGTGTGTTGTGAATCATGGGGATGAGCCGGTCGTTGATGGTTTCGCTGCCGGTATCCCGGTCCTGCATGACGATGAGGGCCTGGTCGGGCTCTGTTTCCTGGGCGTAGCCCCAGCAGGTGTGCATGATGGCGGTCTTTGCGGACTGGGACCCGCCGCACAGGAATAGCTCGCGGAGGTATTCGAGGGAGAAGGCGTCGAGCAGGCCGCGGGCGTAGGGGGTGACGTCGATGTCATAGGGGCCGGGCATGGCGCCGACGGCAACGTAACGGTTGCCGTGCGCCCACTGGCTGCATGTCTGCTCCGGCCGCGCGCGCATTACCGCTTTTTCGCCCGGGAGGAGTTTGAATCTCCGGGGCGGCGGCGCCGGGAGCCAGTCGTATTTTTCGGCGAGATTGGACATTGAGTTATTACGCTTTTTTTGCCGGTAGCATAACGCAGGCTGGAGTGGGCAAGCCGCTCAAATCTTGGCCGTTACTCTTCCTCTTCCTCTATTCCCTCGATCGGCCTGCTGTAATTGTCGAACGCCTTCTTATTCAGCCCCAACAGGAAGGAAATCAGCTCCGCGGCGGTTTGCGGGTCCCCTTTGACTATTTTGATAATTCTGCCGGCGGAACTGCGGAAGACGGCGGCAAAGTAGGTCTTGAGGTTGCCAGCCCGCTCGGCGAGCTCTATCTCGACCTGGCTTTTCGGCATCAGTTCGCCCAGGGCGGTGCGGAGCTTGAGCTCTCGCATTTCGGCATCGCTCAGGATCCGGCGGACTTCGGCGGCGACCTTTTGGGACTGGAGGTCTCCGTTGCCGCTGGCGCCGTCCTTGCGCTGCAGGTGGAGGCGGGCGTATTCCTGGACCGCCGAGATGGTGAAACCGCCCTGGGGGCGGGCCTTGATTTTCCCTTCGCGCTTCCAATGGTCGTAAGCGGTGGTTTTGGATATTTTCCAGCCTTCCTGGTCGAGGTAGTGGACGACATCGAGAATGGAGGAGAATATCCGCTCCGCTGAGTCGGGCTCCTGTCTGGCGCGCAGGAACTCTTCCAGATCACGGCAGGCCTTGCGGTATGCCTTGCGGTTGGCGCCGGTGGGCTTGGCCTGGACGGCTTCGAGGGCGGCGTCGCGGGCGGCTGTCAGTTCTGTTTCTTTCACGGCAAGAGCACCTTCAGGGTCTCCGGAAGAATCGGGATTGTTTGCCTGGATTTCGGCAAGCGCCTTCTCGGCCGCCTGCATTCTTCGCAGATTTTCAATGCTGTTGTCCATTTGGTATGATTGCATTGCCTTGGCGAGGCCGATTTTGAGCAATCGCTCTTTCTGCTTGATGATGGCATCAAGTTTGTCGCTCAATTGGCAAGCTCCGCCTTCCTTCCAGTGAATTGCTCCCAGCGCTTGACGATTACATCGCAATATTTTGGATCGAGTTCCATGCCGTAACAGATGCGGCCAGACATTTCGCAAGCAATCAGCGTCGATCCGGAGCCTAAAAACAGGTCAAGGATGTTGTTGCCGTTAAGCGAAGAGTTGAGTATCGCTCTCCTCGGGATGTCGACAGGCTTGGTCGTCGGGTGATCGGGGCTCTTGAGGGGCTTATTCACTTTCCAGATGGTGGTCGTGGTGTCATCACTGGCGGCAAGAATCTCGTAGGACGGGACCTGGATGGTACAAAAGCGCTCGCCATCACTGAACATCATTTCGGCGCCGGCATCGTTCGGGCTAATTATGAGTCCCGGCATTTCTTCTAGTACCGTGGAGAGCTTCCGTCCACCGAACCACTTGTGCGGACCTCCCGCTTTCCATCCGTAAAGGATGGGCTCGTGCCGCATGTGGTAATCCATGCGACCAAGTTTGAAATGGTTCTTAACCCATATCAGGCAGGATTTTACCAGCCAGCCGGAATCGATGAGGCTCTGTCTGAAGTTGATACCTTCAGAATCCGAATGACAGACATAGATTGGCGTGCCAGGTCGGCAAACGGCAGCTGCGGCGGCAAAGCAGTTGTAAAGAAACTGGTAGAAATCTGATGATTTCATTTTGTCGTTCTTTATTGTGAGGGCCTCCTTCGTGCCTCCCTTGTAATCGACATTGTAGGGAGGATCTGTGAACACCAGATCGGCATGCTCTCCCGAAAGTAGTCGCTGCATGCAGTCTATGCTGGTTGAATCTCCACAAAGCAGACGATGGTGGCCGAGCAACCACATGTTTCCTGGTCGGGTAACAGGCTCAACAGGCAGGTCCGGCACCGAGTCGGGATCGGTGAGCCCTTCGGTGGGGCTGATGTTGCCAAGGAGTTTTTCGACCAGGGCATCGTCGAGACCGGTCAGGTCAAGGCTGAAATCCATTGCGCTGAGGTTTTCGAGCTCCATCTTCAGGAGGTCGAGATCCCATTCCGCAAGTTCAGCCATGCGGTTGATGCTGATGCGAAACGCTTTGATTTGCGCCTCGGTGAGATCATCGACCGAGATGACTGGAACTTCGGTAAGACCGGCAGCTTTAGCGGCCTTGAGCCGTAGATGGCCATCAATTATTTCTCCGTCCGAACGGGCCAGGAGGGGAACTCGGAATCCGTAGGTCCTAATTGCCTTAACCATTGCCTTGACAGCATGGTCGTTTTTTCTCGGGCTGCGGGCGTAGGGGGAGAGCCGGCCGATTTCCCACTTTTCTATCTGCATGGTTATTTCTTTTTCCACGAGTAGATTCCCCATACCGATAACACCAGATAGACGAGAAACATGGCGGCCTGGGCATGCAGGCCCTTATGGAAGTCGACCGCCATCCAGGATGTATTGGTTACGGTCCACAGGTAGAAGCAGCGCCGGTCCTGACGGATGTTGAGCACGACGCCGATCAGGCTGATGATGGTTATTATCCAGGTGAAGGCGGTCACGACGGTTCACCATCCTGCCGCTTTTTCCATGCTTCCGCCTGTTCCCAGAATTCCTTTGCATTGACTGTCGTGTAGACCTTCATGCCGTTGATGCGGATGTTGTCTACGCGCCACATGGCCCAGAAATAGCCGATTCCTATGCCGATGATGAGAATGGTGATTTCAGTCACCGTAGTATCCCTTTGTCCGGCATTTGTTCTTGACCTTTGCGAACAGCCCCTGGACGTACTCCTGACCGTGTTTTTTCTCCATGATCCGCCAGAAGGTTTCCAGTGACTGGGTTTTGTCGACCATTTCCTCGAGAAGGTGGTCGTCCTTGCAGGCTTCTTCGAGGTCTTCGTATTTCATCTGGACGATTTCCAGAACTTCGAGGTCCTCGGACATGACGTGGTCGAGTTGGTCGCCGAGGGTGTTTTCTTCGACGAATTTCGTGGGGGGGAAGTTGTAAACCGGCAAGAAATCTGACATGGCGTTTCCTTTCACTGTTTATTATCCTTCGAGCGCTTTGTCGTTTTGCATCAATTCGCCCCAGGCGGCCTGCTACGTCTTACGATCCGGAGCCTGCTGAGAGTCCGTCTCTGAGTGGCATCAGGATTTCCACCCTTTCATCATACGGTCCGTGGTCTACCGGTATCAGCATTAAGGGGCAGAGTGCGTTGTTGTATTTTACGAATAGTTCGCCGCGCATGGATTTGACCGACTGTAGTAGAAACTTCGAGTTGACCATGATGTCGAGGCCCGGATCTCCCATGGCAGGAATAGTGGCTGATGCCACTCCTACTCGGGAGATGGCGGAAACGGCGAGAGTATCTTCAGACATTACCAGACGAACACCCTTGTATTCGCCTTCTGTCATGACGCCGCACGCTTCGATTGCTGCCGCAAAGTCACTCGCGGACACCGTGAATGCGTGCTTGAGATCATCCTGCAATATTCTGCGGAACGCGGGATATTGCCCTTCAGGAAGCCGGACTGCGAGTCCGAGGCCTCCGCCGGTGAGGTGGATGTTGTTGCCGTCTTCAGCCATTCGGTACTCTATTTCTCCAGTGATGGCTGATATGAGCTTGCAGGCGGGGGTGAGAATGGTTATGCCCGGGTTGATGCGGTTATCGAAGTTGAGGAGTTCTTTGGCGGCAAGCGCCATGCGGTGACCATCGGTGGCAACCGCGGTTAATTTTCCGCCTTCGCTGATTAAATGCACGCCGCAGAGGTGGGATTTGGATTCATCGCGGCAGGAAGCATGCTGTACGGCGGTTATCAGGTCCGGAAGCGCTCCGCTGCAGATGTGCGTCGGATCCTCGGGGATGGACGGAAAGGATGGGAATTCTTCTGCCGACAGGCATGATACGCTGTATTTTCTGCTGTCTCCGGCAATTTCCATGGTCATGGTATCACCAAGCGACATTGTTATGAGTTCGGCGTCGATGCTGTTAACAATGCCGTGAAGTTTTTCGGCTGGTATGGCACAGGCGGACGGAGAATCAATATCAGCCCGGCATTCAGCAGTCGCGTGGACTCTAAGGTCAGTTGCCGAAAGGCGTAGGCCTCCGCCGGCGATGCCGACCAGTTCAATGTGCGACAATATCTCCATCCGCGATCTCCTCGCCACCGCGGCAAGGATTTTGTCCAACGAGTGCATGAGGTCCTGCCTGTTTACCGTGACTTCCATATCGTCTCCTGTGGGTTGCAGGGGGCCGGTCTCCTCGCCCCTCCCCCTCCGCGCCGCGCGCCCTTTATATCCCCATGCTGTACGCCTGCATTCCAGGGGATGACATCCGGGACCGGGGCGGATCGTGCCGCAACCGGATCCGTTCGAGCATGTCGCGGACGGCATGCCCTGACTTCCCGAGCTGGGCGCCGATGGCCGACGGGCTCTTGCCAGCCAGGTGGAGGATGAGGCACTGTAGATACTCTTCCGGCTGCCAGCTGGTCTCATGGATTGGAGTGCCGAAGGTGGCCCGGAACCGTTTGCCGCAGCCGGCGCAGTAGACCTGGCCGCAGTCGCGGAATGCCAGGAGCGCCCTGGCGCCGGTGATTGCGGTTCCACACCCTGGACAGACAGGCCCGGCCGGGAGATATTCGTTGCGCATCCATTCCCAGGCCGCGCTTCTGACTACCACCTGCAGTGCTTTCTCGATCGTGACCATCCAGCAATCTCCCTGATTTATCAGTGTGTTACGATATTCCGGAACTCGAAAAACTCTGAACCTGCACGTTTATTGCGGTCGCGCGTGACCGCAGGCGGTACCCACTGGGAAGGACCCGCGCATCGGGGTGGTCACCTCCTCGACGTCCGCAGGGCATAGGCGATCGCGTCTTCGAAGTTGCGGCGCCACCCTTGGTCGACGACTTGCTGTGCTGTCTCAGCGAAGTGGAGGCGGGCCTTGATGTTCGCCTTCGGCTCCAGGCCATACAGGATGCGGAGGATAGAACGCTTGCCCCGGCCAGTCCTCATTGCGAGCAGGTCACCTTTCTTGCCTTTTAGGATGAATGCCTTGCTGCCTAACGCCTGGGGCTTCTGACTCTTCATGATAAGGTCTCGCTTCGTTCGCTTCACCCCGAACACGACACCAGGTCGAGTGCCCGGTCGTTCCAGAAAGGGTATGGCAAGCCGCTTGCCAGGCGCCTGCTTTACTCCACCAGTCTCTTGTAGCTGCATCCATGGCGCACGGGTGTAGACTTTCGCAACAAGGTTTGTCTTCGTGGCTTTCTCGATCTTGAATCCAAAAGGAGTATTCGGCTGAAACCACTTGGTGCGGAGGGTGAAACGACTGGGAAGACCAGAGATCACCTTTGCCTGAACGTCTTGTGCTGTCTTCGTTAAAGCCTTGGCCAAAGCGAATGGCAATTCCCGTTTCTGCACGGCATCCAAGTAATGTTCGACATCCTTCAACCCCTTCACCTCAATCCTCAACATGCTACCTCCGTTGTCACGTTGTCCGGCTTGTCCGGCGCTTGTCCACCCCTGCCGGACAATTTTTAATTAACGAATCCAGTTATTTAACACCGTTGTCCGGCTTGTCCGCCCTTTTTCGATATCCCAAGAGAATAATTAACCACTGCCATGCTGACGAGAAAAAAGCGCCACGCGCTCGCGCGTACGTGAGGCAATAGAAAAACCTCCGGACATTCCGGACAAACCCCGCCATGCCTTGTCTATCAAGGCTTTTCCTTGTCCACCCCCTCCGGACAAGACCGGACGGCACGGACATTGCTCTAACCATTTTTGCGGCCGGCACGACCCTTGCGGACGCTCTCATGATTGGCCTCCGGCGGGGAGGGGAAAAGGGGCGGGGTCGCCAGCGTCCACCTCCGCCTTTTCGTCGACGAGTCGAAAACCCAAATACGCATTTGCGCGCCTCGTACCGCCTACGCTGTCAATGGGCACATCCTTCTTCCCGTCTTTCACCTGAATGCCGGCATCCCGCAACAGGCGCGAGAATTCAACACGAAACTGCGGCTCTCCCAAGGGCATCAGGTTCCACCCCTTGCAGCGCTTCACGTACTGCTCGTAGACCTCCGCCTTCGCCTCCCTGGCCGACGGGTCCGCCTCCAGATGTTGCTCGATGAAATACAGCACATTGTTATTGATGCGCTTGTAGTCATGCAGGCTGGCCTGCATACTCACCGTGTCCCTGAAACCCTCTTGCCGCAACTCCACCAGCCCCATCAGCGCCCAGGCGAAGATACCCGGCAGTTCCTCGAGCAGTTTGTCCTTCAGGAAGATATCGGCCGTGCCGCTCTTCACGAACTGCCCCTCGAACTTGATAATCATGATTTTGCGGAAGAAGCCGTCCGAATTGTCCAGCATCTTGGGCAGGCGATTCGTAGAATAAATGAGCTTGCAGAAAGGTTCGAAATCGAATGGCGTCTGATTCTTGAAAGCCGCCGAAATCGGGTCACCGGAGACAATCGCCTTGATTTCCTGCGACTGCATCGCCTTCGCCTCGATTTCGGTCGACATATTGATGAGCTTATCCACCAGGCGGGAGAGATAGAACTGGTCCTCCAGACGGCCCATGGGGATATGAGAGCAGTTATCCGGCCCCACCAGCGCCCGCAGGATATTCATGAAGGTCGATTTGCCGTCGCCGCCAGGACCGAACAGTATCAACATGCGCTCGTATCGTGTCTCGCGCGTCAGGCAGTAGCCCGCAAACTTCTGCGCCTCCCGGATCGCCGCCATCTCGATGATCCATTGCTCCAGGCAGCGCTTCCAGGTCGGGCAGTCCGGTATGTTCTTCGGGTCGAAATCTATGGGCAGCATGTAGGTCGCGTAGAAATCCTTCGCATGCGGCAACAGCTCTCCGGTCCGCAGATTGAACATCCCGCTTCTCAGACAGATAAGGTCCGCATGGTCGTTCATCTTTCGCCCGAGCGGCAATGTCGACAGATCTCGAATCATGTTCGCCACGTCCGCGGCCTTGGCCGAATTCCCCTCGTCCTGGAGCATTTGCAGCGCCTTGCTCCTGATGTGAGACAAATCATACTGTTCCCAGAATCGGCCTTCCCAGCGATACACCAGGCCGGTCAACGGGTCCGCCACCACGTCCAGGTCATCCATAATCGCCCTGGTCAACAGCGCAGGCATGAACTTCCTGCCGCGGAAAAAGCGCTCCACTGAAGCAGGCCTCTCAGGTTCCTCCTCCCGCTCGATAACCAGGGCGTGAGCCAGCAGGTCGAGAAGAGCGGACACGCTTCGGCCATGCCTGGCAAACCAGTCGGTCAGGTCCTGACCGTGATTCTTCGGATAATGGGATGGCGGGGAGAGATTAGCCACCACTCTCCCCCATCATCCTGGGCCATACCAGCATTCGCATGCTCTTGGCCTGCTGCGCGATAGATGCTGCCGCCGCATGGGTGCCCTTGAAACCGGCGTGGTCGGCATCATAGGCAATCACCACATCGCGGCCCGCTATCATCCTGGAAAACTCATCGCGCCACGTCCCGCAGCCGGCGGTCTGGGTGACCGCATTCAGACCCTGTGACAACGCGCAAATCGTGTCGGGCTCCCCCTCGCAAATCCAGAGCAGGCCCTGCTTCCACTGCGACGGAGGAGGCCAGAGCCGGGTCCGGCCGTAATCGTTCGGCAGCGCCCCGCACTCCTTGCAGATCTTCTTTTTGCTCTTTCCGTCTGTTGCCTTCCACTTGCCGCCGCAGGCCTGGCACTTGGCGTCATACCAGGAAATCACCTTGAACTGGCCGGCGCCCGGCTGATACAGCCGGATATTGCACAGGCGGCCCTGGTCGTCACGAATCGGGATGGCAATCCGTTTCATGCCTTTCGGGTCCGTGTACTCACGCAGATCCAGGATCTCGATGACCTGGGGGGACCAGCATCTCTTTTCCCTGAGATCCGCGATCCGCTCCGCCGGGAGGGGCGGGAGGGCATCAAGGACCTCTTCAGGCACGAACACATCAGGCAGACGCTGCTGTTCCCATCCGCTATCGTCTATTTTGTCTCCAGGCGGCTTCGCAGAATGGCTTCTGCCCGACTTTCTTTGTCCGGTTGACATCTCACCAGCCCCGAATTCTTCCTTGAAATCCCGGAACCCCTTGCCTGTGACCTCCTGCCATAACGTCACCAGGTCACCCCCCGCCCCGCACGACTTGCACTTGAACCAGTCCTCAACGAAATGGTAGACAAATGAACTGCTCTTCTTGTCGCCATGAATGGGGCAGAAACCATGCAGCTTCACCCCTCCGTACATCTTCTCGACCTTGAACAGCCCTTCCGCTATTTCCCGGCACTTATCCGGTCCCAGTTCTTCCAATGCATAGCCCATCAGGAAAACAGCCCCTTCTGGCGTTCAATAACCGGCGGTCGCCCGTTATAGACCTCGAAAGCCCTCTTGTAGCTCTCCGTATAGTGCTTCAACGCCGCTGTAAACTCCGCCAGCTTTTCACCCGCCGCGGCATTGTCCAGCCTCTCTGCCGCGGCCTTAAGATGATCAATAATGTCCCTGCGATTCTCCCGCAGCCATTCCAGCCCGCCTGCAGGATACAGAGACTCCAGCAATGAAACGGCATCCGACACCAACCGGACCGCCCGCTCATTGTCAAACGCAGGTGTCTTTTCCTCGGGAACGATCCGGTGAGTCTCAAGACCAGGAAGAGAAGACAGGCCCTTCATATCAGGCGCCCTTCGGTAACAACAGGCCCTGACGCCGGGCCTCCAGCAAGCCGATAATGGCAAGGGGAATATCATTCTCCTCGCACACCTCCTTCAGCCATACAGCCAGCTCAGGGAAATCCGACAAATTAAGGAAATAGCCGCTAACGGCCGGCTCAGACGGAGGGAGCAAGACCGAAAGCGGGCTCTTATCGACAGGCGCCGCAACTGTCAGTGACGCAGCCTTCCGTTCTTCGTTATAATGCGCCTTGCAAAGAGTCCCCTTCACCCGGATCTTCCCGCATCCGGGAACGCTGCACAACAAATGGCGGCCTTTGCGGCCCGGTGGTGATTCCTTCGTTGCCGTCGACATAACCATCTCCTCCAGATTTATCACCGTGACATCCTCCAGGCCGGCGCAGCCTTGGCACAGAAAGCGCTCCCGGCGGCGATTAATCTCGCACTGCCGGGGTGATATCTTTGCACTCATCGGCCGGCAATACCCCAGCTCACTCACTGCCTCATCTCCCACCTGAGCAACCGGGTACAATACTCATCACACCCATAGCGATAACTGCCGCAACCCCGGCAAGGATGCTGCTCCAGTTCTTCCAGCTCCTGGTCAACCGCATCCAGGCGGCGGGAAAGCTCTTCGTCTGCCACAACATGGCCCTTCAGCCAGCGGCCAAAACGCTTCAGGCCTTGCCACACATAACCAGCGGCCACATTCAGCAGGACCACCAGCAATAACGGCAACAGATACGGATATCGGCGCAGAATCTGCCAGGTAGTCGGAAGCATCATCACCTCTCTGAAGCCTTCATCGAGCCCCCGCCCCTTGCAAAACGGCGGCTCGACGAGGCATTGCGAGCGTAGGGGATAGACGCCCGCAAAAAGAAAAAAAGGGCGGGAACGGGGCGGCTGGCTGAACCGCCCCACGGCGTAGGAGGGAACGCCGCCCCGCATCCACCAACTCTCACCATCTGGCGACAATCTCGGCACGCTCCGCCGGGGCCAGTTCGTATCGCTCCTGGTCCGCGTCGATGGCCTGCACGCAGGCATGGCCACAGGCAAACGACAGCGCGAAGAACACCAGCCACATCAGGAGATTACCCAGCCGCTGCCCCTTCACAGCCCACTCTCCACATAGAGAGTCTTGCCATGATCGTAATCGCAAAACTCAACAGATACACCGGCGGTTATCAAAGCATCCGCCCGCTTGCGAAGCAGGGATTTAGTCACCGGCAGAGACACATAGCGCGCTTTACCCTGAAGCCCTATACGGCACTCTTGTGCTTCGTCAATCATCTTCAGCAGCTCATTCAGAGTCATCGCTTTTTCCCCCTCATCTCTCTGGAAATCGCCCGGCTTTGCGCCTTCAGGTCCTCCAGCGACATCTTGCTCATCACATCAACCTTGTGGCGCTCCTCCCGGCTCAACTGTTCACGGAGGCCGAACGTGTTCAATATCCGGTCGAGCTTCTTGTCCAGAGTGTTGAGCTTTTCTTCGAGGATGTTGAATTCAGCGGAACCCATCCTATTACCCCTCCGTCCCGGTCCTCTGCTCCGGGATGTGGTGACCATTTGCCTCGCACTTTGCCTGCTGCTCCGCGTAAATCTGGCGGAGGCCGGACTGGTTGATGATGTGGGAGGCAATCAGTTGCGTCTCCAGGATTTCCACACATCGCTTAATGTCGATGATCTGCTGCATGTTGAACTTGAATCTGGAATCAAAATCCGGTGCGCGCCTGGGGTCCGCATTCGAGAACATTTCCCCCAGCTCAAGCGCGGCCAACCGGGCCTCATCGGCCTCACGGGCAACCTTGTTGAAAATAACGGCGGGTTCGGTGCGGATATTGTTGAGGTCGGGGAAAACCTTGGGGATGATCGCCTTGTAAACCGGGTTGTCCTCGATGTACTTGTAGAGGATTGATTCGCATTCCAGGGCATCCGCTATCCTTATAATCAACTGCGGGTTCGGTCCATTCTTAGGCGAATTATTCTCAATCCCTGACACGGCCGGAGCAGAGAGGCCTATGATTCTGGCCAGTTCCTCCTGCTTCATTCCGCGGCTCTTCCGAGCATCCGCAATCACTGCACCCAACGTCACACTCATACGTCACTTCCTTAAAATGGTTTTAATCCCTTCCTCCCCTTGATATATTTAGTCGCCAAAAAAACCAAATCAGAGGAGGAAGGGAAGATGTTAGAAGCAGACACTTTGATGGATCAGACTTCATCAACCGTATTGCACTACATGGATGCCGCTATTAAGTGGATTGATAAATCCTTCGGTGAAGGCTATTCAAAGCAACATCCGGAACTCGTAGGCGCTTTCATTCAAGCCTGTTCGACAGACTTCCTTGCCGGGATCCTCGCGAAGGAAGTCCATATGCTTTCAGACCGCCTACAAGCGATTGCCGAGGCTCTCGATCACTGACTTCATGTTGTCATTGCTGTAAACAATCTCCGCTCCAAATAAGGGGAGAGTGGGGCTAAAGGCCCGCACCGTTTCAGGATCGCTCGCTAACTCAACAA